TCGTCCAGTGTAATCCACCTAATGTATCTTCACGTATACGATATTCAATACGTGTTGTACCTGCAGGTGCACCAATCGTAAACCATTGTCCATCATATAACATAAGTCTACTAGTTGACGTATCGTACCAAAGTTGTCCTTCTGTTGGATTAGTTGGTGCTGTACTGTTGGCAAAATTTTCCAACAAGTGCAGTACATTTTCGTTGAGCATTTCACCAAATCTTGTGTAGTTTTTACCAATTAAGGGTAAACTAGTACTAGTATCAACTGTACCGTCATTTACTACGATTGGTGATTTTCCGCTGTCGCTATAATCTATTGTATATGGCATCTTAATTTCCTATTATAAGTCCGCAAATGAACTTCTTATCCTTAGTGTGTATACTACTTGAATTTTTCTGTTTAGACTTTTCTGAACTGGGTGAAAAATCACATGAGTCAACAAATCGTTGTTGGCTGTATAAAGAGCTAGTTCATCAAACACGTATGTATCATTCATATCAGTTCCAGTATCTTGTAAATCTTGACCTACCGGAACACCGTAGTCTAATGTACAAGTAACAACAACATCACTGTAGTTGTTTGGACTAGTATGACTTGCGATTGTTTGATTGTCTGTAGTTCCTGTTACAGTCTCGTCTACACTTTGACTGTAAGTTTCATTATACAATGCGCCGGCGCTTGTACTAGTGTTAGTAGCTTTATAAGTTACTGCACCCAACCCGTCAATACTGGTTCCGCCGTTTCCAAAACGCATAGTACTAATTTCGTATGTACTTGTAGATCCGCTACTATTAGCTAATAAATTAGCAATAGCAATACTCATATTTTCAAAATTCACAGCATTACGTCTGCGAACAAATACTTCGCCTGATTGAGGATCCCAAATCTTTATATGTCCTTCAACACCAATCAACGGTGTTTCAATTGTGTTTAAACTCATAGCTCTTTTCCATTTGTAGTATTTATATCGATCCTTGTGCTGCATTTCTAATGAAAGCATGCTCTGGTGTAATTCCTCCAGCAGGATCAGCTATGCTTATACCGCTGTCGTTGTAAGCCATTCTCAGGTTATCTCCATAATGAGAGAAGTGTGCTGCGGTTGGAATTATGCTTGTATAACTTGCATGTTGCACCACTGCGCCTGGTAAATGTTCTTGTGTACTTGTGCCTAATGTGCCTCTTGTACAGAATAATAAGTTGTCAGTATCTTTAGCACCGTACTCAATACGTTCGCTTCCAATCCAAACTACGCCATAATCGTCGAAGTTAGCTAAATTAACTGCATCAACAGCAATAGTAGTATCAGTTGCTGATATACCGTCTGTTAGTGTTGTCTTTTTAGAATCTTCAATTACAGTACTTGTATGAGTAATATTTGGCTCATACATATTAATTCTGAACGATCTTGTGTTTGGATTTTCAATATAACTAACGTTGTTTGTTTGTACCAATATGCTTATGTTTTCTGTATAATCTGTTGGATAAAGTTCTTCACACCATCCTTCTTCGTGAGGTTGGTCAAACTCATTACCATTATAAATGTATTCCAAGTTTGTGTCAAGAGTAGTAAAGGTCATACCATCTATGTTTCCTGCAGGCGTACTTGTAAAGTCGCCTCCTTGTAACAATGTGTCGCCTGCCCAATTTCTTCCACAGTGTCTGTTGTACACCATAGTAATATCCATTGTTCTGTTGAGTTCTTCAACGTCAATTTCATTTGCTTCAGCATATGTTGTACTTTCAAGACTTTTGTGTATTTTGGTATGGAACGGTTTGATATAATCAAAGAACTGTTCTAGATTTTCAATATTATAAATCTCTAAGTTTGACTTATCAAGTAACAACGGATGACTTACTTTTAAATCAACATATGTTGTCTTAAATGCAAAGTCGTCTGCTGTGTTTTGTGTTATCGCTTCATACAAACATTTAAACCAAAGTTTGTTGTATTTGATTTTATGTCTACCTATAAAGATATGTTTTCTTAGTAAGTCAAATAGTTTACTAATAACATTGCTGCTACCGCTATCCCAAGGCAGAATATCAAACGGACTTGCATCAAACCCGTGCCCAAATTTACTTTGATTCCAAATTTCTTCACTTAGTGCAATTGTTGCTTTTGATTTCCAAACAAGCACCGGACCATTAGCTGTCCAATAGTACATTTCTGGTCTGTTAATTCCGTCTGCACTTGGAACAGTTTTTACAAGTATATAAGTTCCTATAGGTCTTTCAGTAATATTTTGGAAGTCTGCAAAACGATCTACTGTTTCGTCTGCTACTGTTGATAAATCATAGCTGTATGTTATTCGATCTGCACTATCTCTTTCTACTAAACGCCAATCTACTAAGTTCCAATATGGATTAATGTCGTATGTCACATTACCATTTCTGAATGTTGTTCTAAACACTGGTTCCCAATTAGTAACTTCGCTTATAAGATTTATTTCTGATAACAACTCATTAACTGTGTATGTCCAGTTTTGTCTAGCAGAAACTAAATCTCTATACAAACTTTGTCTTGGTCTAATTAAGTGTCCATATCTGTTATATTCATGTAGATTTAAATCTGGTATCATTTGTCCACGCCACACATCAATATCATCTTGTTGTGTTTCTGGCGGCAACTCATAATCGTATATCTTAGTCCAATAACTCATTGCAGTATCTAAACTTGGTTGTTTGTTTAGATTAATTCCGTTTTGAGATGCATTAAACAAGCTAACATAGTAGTCATTACCTTCTTTAACAACTGTTTCCGGTGAGTATACAGTTGTTGCATTCCAGGTACTGTAACTAAATCTTTGTTTATAGTTGTTAAACCCTGCTAAACTATCGCGAATCTTGATATGTAAGAATTCAGGTATAATACTGTCAGGATCTCCATCAGCAATCATTGTCCATTCATTTAGCGGAGATGCATTGCTTTCATAAAGTGTGTTAACTTGAACCACGCTGTTTTTAGTAACAAACTTATCAATATTAGCAATAAACAACAAGTCACTGCCGCTTCCAGCAGCCCATGTGATATCAAATGCTTTAGGATCTTCTAAGAGTCTTCCTAATTGATATGTATTATAAACTCTGTTACCAGCATAATTAATTTTGTTCTTAACCCAGAAGTAATAATATGTTTCTGTTTTGCGGCTTCTAGGATTGTAATAGCTTTCTTCGCACCAGTTGTAGATATTTTCGCCGTCAACTGTTACATAGTACGCTTCACCACTTGCAATTTTGTTATCAATAACTATGCCTTGGTCAACTGCTATTTCCCATTGCTCAGGCAGCACTGTACTACGTGTCCATTCATACACGTCAACTGTTGCTCCATCGAACAATCTACCCCAGTTGTTTTGTTGGTAATCAACACTGCCTTGTTCGTAATCTAAATAAACCGCAGTATTAAGATCCCACCAACGTTTACCTACTTGTGCGCTGCCCCATGCTTTTTCTGTTACAATTTCACCATCAATGGTATTGTAGTTATATGTTGCAACGTCTGCTGTTAAAGTAAAATCAATTTCATTGTCTAAGAATCCAAGTATAATACCTTTTGCTGGATCCCATGTTTCAATTGTAACAATTGTACTTCTGCGTTCAGCGTCATAAATTTTTACATTTTCGATTAAATCATTACGTGCTTGTCTCACGCCGCTTCTAACTTTAATCCAATGGCCGTTTTGATTTCCAGCGACATCTGTCCAATTTCCGCTCCATTTATATACTGCTGGAACACCATTGCCGTCATTGTCAACAAATACATAAATTGGCTTTTGTTGATCGTTCTGTCTATAGTTTTGGAAATTGTATTTGAATACATTATTAATAGTGCTATTCATTTCGTTTGTTAGTGCTGAATAACTACTAAATCTTACGTTGCGCAATGGGTAAATGTTTCCAGTTCCGCCTTCTTGTTCGATGTATTCATCAATAAAAAACTTAGTAGGATCAGTTAAGCTAACATCAGTAACACGGTGTATTCCGTCAATGTTTGGAACAGTAGTACTACCTCGGATCAATACATAATCGCCAACAACTAAGTTGTGTGCTTGTGTAAGTGTACTAGGATATCTAGCAACTGTAATTTCTGCATCATCTGCTCTTGTTATACCTGCACAAGCTCTTGCACAATACATACCAAAATCCATAGTTTGATAAACTGCATATCCTTGATTAAAATTACCTTGTTCACTGTTGTCTGCAACCCATATACTAAAGATGTTTGGATCATAATCCATTTCTCTGAATACTTGATTGCCGTCACTGCCTACAATAGCATTAAACACATTACTGATAATTGTTTGTGTAGCACTGTAAGTTTGGGCTGTTAACCCTACTGTAGCGTTTGCTGTGCCAGCACCAATTGCTAGTGTACTGTTAGTACTAGTAATTTTTAATCTATTATTAGCATTACTTGCAGATACACCAGAGATGTTAGCAAGGTTAACAGAGTTAACAATATCGTTAATATCCAACGAAGTACTTACAGTTGTGGTCGTAGTTGAAGCAGGAACAATACCAGTTGTTAAACCAATAACACTATTTGCAGTACCTGCGCCAATAAACAATGTACTTAGGTTACAGTTTATTTGTAATAAACTAGGATTGTTAGCATTAGTTTGTGCAGTAATACCTGTTATACCTGCTGCGTTAATTTGATTAACAACATTTAATAACGATAAGTTAGGAGTAGTTGTTACTATGCTAGTAGTAGAATTAATAGTTTGTGTGGCTGATGCAAAGCCAACGGCAGCGTTACTACTTGCTGCGGAGATTGTTAAACTAAACGCTGCACTAGGTGTAGTTGTAGTCTTTGTAATTTTTAGTCTACTACTGTCTAAGCTAGCTGTTATGTTTGGAATTCCAGCTGCATTGATCTTATTTCTAATATCTAATGAACTATAAGTTTGGAATGTAGTACCGAATGTAGTAGTAATAAACGTACTAACACTAATGCCTGCTGTCGGATTAACCACTAAGAAGTTTTTAAGAGCAGTAATATATTGCCCTTGTGCTGTAGCAGATTGTGCGCTAGATATATCGCTAGCAGTGATTGTTGCAGCACCTGATATCACATCCAATGCAACATAAGTTCTATTTAAACTATTGTTTATAATATCTACATCATTAGTAATTAGTGTTGCTAATTCTGCTGCATAACTTACAGAGCCGCCGCCGTATTCAGTTAGCAGGAAGTTTACATTTAATCCTGCATCGCTTGAGGCAAAGTAATTAGTTAAGAATGTTGACCATCCTGCAAGAGTATTAGCATTAGTATATGCACTTCTCAATGCTTCTAGTGCAGACAATCTAGCAGTTGCAACTGAAGTTACGTTTGCTGTGCTATTGTTAATTAACCAACTTGCGTTAAATGCATTTTCAAGTGCATCTAGTGCAGTGATGTTTGTTAACGTTGGTACAGTATCGTCGAAGTTAATAGCAGTACCGTCAATAATTAATTGCGCTGTTGCACTACCTTGTATAGTTGGATTAGTTACTGTGCCAATTTTTTCAATTGAATTGAATACAGTTGTATTAACTACATTAGTAAGTGTAATAGTTTGTGCAACTCCGCTAGTTCCGCCAAGTATTAATGTTGTGTTGTGTGGAACAACATCAGTTGAAAGCAAATCATTTGACCCTGTTACATTAATAACACCTTGTGTTGTTGCTATCGCTTGCTTGTTTAATGTAACAGTATTACCATCAATTATTAATGTTTGCCCACCAGCTGGAATAACAGGCAAACTAATTGTACCTGTAATAAGGATAGGATCGTTTGGACGCTGTAGTCCGCTAGAACCGTCAGGATCTAACATTGCCCATGTACGACCTTGATACAAAACTTTATCATTAAACTTATAAGAAGTTTTGTTATCCCATTGTAAAATGTTTTGCCAATCGCCATAGAAATTATATTGACTTTTTGCTGGCACTGGGAACACTGTAAAATCTTCTCTATTAAGCACACGATAATCAGCTTCTGTTGTTAGCGGTAAGCCAGCAGTAATAAAGTCGTTTGCAAAATCTTTTTCTTCAAGTAACGTTGTTTGACTGTAAGTTTTTGGATTTCTTGTTGTGAAATTATTTCCAGGTGTACCAGTTACTAGTAAAGGACTGTTTGTATCAACATCAATTGTAATATCTGTTAGCACATCAACAATTTCTCCAACTGAGAAACGCACTGGCTGCGGACTTGTAGTTAACAAGTCTTCTGTTAATTCAAATTCAATAGTGTCTCTACTGCGCACATCACCGTAGTCTGCTGTACGTACAGCCCATTGTTCATATACATTTGCTGTAGATTCGTTACCAAACAAGTTATGATTTCTAGCAAACGCATCAATTGCTAATCTTGTACCTCTGTATTTTTTAGTACCTTGAATAAATTCAAATGCAGTGTCGTCATCTAGTTTTAAATTCTCTGCCCACTTTGGTTTATTATATCCACTATTAAATCTAGCAACATCTGCAATTTGTGAATTGCTCAGTGTATTACTTCTGCCATAATATTGATCTAGTTCTCTAGCAGTAGTGTCAAAGTTTTGTATAACATCGTTATTACTAATTAAATAACCTGGAGCAGTTAACTTACCGTTCCACTCTTTAGTTCTGCTACCTTTCCAGATTATCTTTCTGTGTAGCTGACCTAGTGCTGGATCGTAAATTGTATCATCAAACTGAGTTTTGTTATCAAATACTACTGCATGCTCGACAGCTATTTTGTACATTCTTAAACCATACAATAAACCTGTTTCGTCTTTAGCTTTAATCTCTGTTACAGTTTCTTCGTCAGTGGTGCTTAGTGTTCTGTTAACTAAAAGTTTGTTAATCAGTACTTGTTTACCTTGTTGATCAATAGCGTTATACACACCATCATAACGTTTAGTTAATGTATCGAAATATCCAACTTTGCCTTCATTAATTTGGAATATGTCATTGTTAGGAATTAAGTAAAGATCAGTTGTTACTATTTCGTTAGTTGCCCAAGTAATAAAAGATGTAGCTACACCTCTCCAGTTAGTAACCCATCCCTTAGATTTTAGATATTCACCATATCCTAATATAAACTCATATATTAGTTGCAAGTTGTTAATTTCTGTGTTGTAATTTAACGTAGATACAACATTGTCAAATCCTGTATAACGATATACGTTTGTATTATCTACTTGTACCAAGATCTTTCTGCTTCCATGATTCGACTTATAGTAGTTAAACAGTTGTTTACTATTATCAAATCCTGAAATTTTATAACCGTTATCAGTCTTAGAGAATTTAATTGCTCCAAAGAACACTTCGTCAATTGGCTTACTAGTATAGAGAATAGTGTTGTGACTTTCTTCTGGTACTACAACAGATCCTTTGTCTTGGCTACTTTCTAAGATAAATCTCTGATTTGAATTTATAAAGCCTCCAGTTTTTATCATAGGATTGAATTCTAAATTTTCAAATCTTTGTTGTAAGTTAGCTATATCAACATTGTTAAATCTAGAAAATTCTACAATTGCATTACTAACACCTGCAAAATATTTGCGGGCACCGTTTACTAATTGTGCTTCAAATTTAGCTGTGCCGTTACTTGCAGTTATTGTAGGTTTGTTATAATATTCTTTACCAGGAGCATTTACGCTTACTGCAAACACTTCACCATTTTTAATATAAGCTGTTGCAGTTGCACCACTACCAAAGTTATTATAGATAGTTAAACTCGGAGCACTAGTATACCCGCTGCCACTGTTTAAAACTTTTATAGATTCAACAATACTATCTTCGTATAAACTATAGCTTAGGTTAGTTTGTTTATTATTACCTAATAGCTTAGTATCTTTAAACATATACTGAGGATTATCTAAATCATAAATGTCAAGCAGTTGTCTTAGATTACTTTTGAAATAACTGTTTAGGAACCAAAGTGGTCTAACACGCAAAAGCCCTACAAACTGTGTAATTTTATATTCGCTTGTTTTCTTCCATTGCGCTTCTACAGGACCCCAATCTCCAAACACAAAATCTTTATTTGGATCTGCAGGAGTTGTAACTATATTTGCAGTAATAGGATCATTTAACACACCTGCTGTAGTAACTAGTACATCATTTTGCCAATCATATTGAGGATAAGCAAAGTTTCTATCATATTGTTTGTAACTGCTACTTGGATCATTTACATGTCCGTATTGTAGTGCTACTAATAACGCCGCTCTTTCAACAGGAGAAGTCCAACTATAGTTTGCATCCCACCAAGTTGGTTTTTTGTTATAACCAAACATTTCCCAAGGATGAGTATGTGGACGGTCTGTATTAAAATAATATGTATACAAACCTCTCCAGCCTCCAATGCCAGGGCCTACATCACTATAGTTGTAAGTAAATGGATCTGCAATATTAAAGTAAGTATTGCTTTTTAATTCAGTAATGTTATTACGAACTTTCCACGAATTAAACTCTTGTTCTAGCGAAACAGTTAAATCGTTCCACGTAGTAGGAGTTTTTCTGTGTGCGTTTGGCATTATAGTTTGATAAGTTGGCACTGTATCAGCACTACTTTGTAAGTTATTATAAATTCTTAATTCTAAATCCCAAATTGCAGCGTCTACAGGATCAAACCCTACTGCATTTCTATTGTACAGTTCAGTTCCAATTCTTGTATGTTCACTACCATCGTGTCCTATAATAACAGTACTGTTATATTCTGGTATAAATGGACGGACTAGTCCTAGTTTAACAGAACTATTTGGAATATAACTAATAGCATTTTGTGGATACCAACGTACATGTACTAGTGCAGTGTTAGTTGATGTATATGCTATTGGACGAGTAATCGTAAGTTGTGCAGGAGTTAATGTATATTCTTCATTTTTTATTAAAGAACGCCATATTTCGTTGCCCAACCCGTCATCTTCTTTAATCCAAACTTGGATGTGATTTTCTGCATCATCATATGTATTAACAGATTTAGGCAAGTCAATTACAGGTGTCATTGTTGTTGTTAAACTGTAATTTTCACTAACATAATCTCTATACATAGCCATGTTACTGTTAGCAAAATTTCCTTGTACATTTTTACCAACATTTAAATCTAATAGAATTTTATCTACTAGTTCATGTACCGAAGTATCCATATCTAGTACATTGTGTAGTTGTCTTGCTTTTAAAGCAAATTGACTTTTAAATCTTCTATAACTTTGCGCACTGTATTTTAGAGCATTGTATGCATCAGTGTCTGTATCTAAACTTAGTTGTGCTAATAGTTCTGTGCTAAATGGCTGTTGTCTGATAGTTCCGCCAAATTGGTGAACATGTGGAAGTTTATCATAATTATTTGAACCAAAGTAACTTCCTGTAAATCCAGGAATGCTTTCCATTTGGTGACGTATATGTTCTACCATGTCTCCAAAACTTGCATCGGTTAACACATCGTTTTGTGCATTATATATGTGTGTGTCTGCTGGCAAAAAGTTGCCTTCAGCACTTGTTAATTCGCTGTCACTGTAATAAGTGATATCATATACATCGTCAACAGCTAAGTTGCTACCTATTGTTAAAATACTATTTGAAACTGCCCAATTGTTTGTTTCTGTTCCGTTGAGGTGTACTTTAATGTTGTATGTATCTGTAGTGTTATCGAGATAAATGACTCCGTAAACAGAAGGAAGTGCTGTTAATCTATATTTGATAACATTATGAGTTGTAGCACCAATTTGCAGTTGGAATTGATCACCTGTGCCTGCTGTTCTAGTAACACCTACTAGAGCATTTCCATCAACATCTACAAATTCAATATCAGCTTGAGGAAACTCTGTAATGATATCATAGTTTGTATTTCTACTCATAAACAATGTAGGCATAATACCGTTAACATCATCAATGCGTGATGTAGTTGCTTGAGATACAGCAAGTTTGTCGTTTCTTATACTAAAGATAAACTCTCTACTTAGATTAAAGTCTGTAGTACCTAGTTCAACTGTAATAGGTTTACTAGTATCAGTAACTATTTTTTGTATGTGTCGCTTAACACTTTGACCACCGCGGACTAAACTCCATCCGTTATAGTATCTGCCTGTTACTGTGTTGTACCAATAGTAAAATCCTGGTATTTCTATAACTTTGCTGTTGTCGCTGTCAGTGTCATACAAGTTATATTCGTAACGAGTTGCACCGCTGCCAAAATCAAAACTAAGTCCAGGTGTATTGCCATAGTCTACGTATCTAGGATTAAAGCCTAGTGCATCATCAAACTTGCTTGCTGAGTTATAACCATAATTAAAAATGTAGTCTCCTGCAAATGTACTGCTAGGATATTTTTCATCGTTATCAAGTTTAGCTAGTGTAGTATCATACAATTGAACTCGCATACCCGCACTGCGATGCATTTTTTGTTGACCGTAAATCCAAGCAGTGCCATCCCAATACCATTCACTGCCACTGTAAGGTTTTGTATCTTCTCCGTCGTCCCAACGTCTAGTATTGTATCCGTGCATTACAACAATTTTATCTTCAGGCTGACGACTTGATAGTACTTCAGTAAGTGTAATACCAGTACCTGCTGTAACTCCGCCTACTTCAAAAATTTTGTCTTTGTATGCTGTATTAGATGATCTAAGGAATAATACATAATCCCCATCTTCTAAATATTCACCTGTGATCTGTCTCCAGTATCTACGATTTTCAATATAAGTTGGATTTTTAGGATTACCGTGTGCTTCAACACATTCCCAAAATGTTGTACTTGAACCCATTACAACTTTAACTAAGTCTCCGTCATCGGCACCTTTGAAAGGATCCCAAACAGTCGTAATATGCTGTGTTGCATGATTGTACTTTATTTGTCCAACAATTGTAGTTGCAGGGTCATCTGTACTTTCTATTAGATGATTAACATAAGCTATATGTTTTTTACCAAAGTCGTATTTTTCAATACCTGTTTTAAATTCAATAATAGGTCTGATGCCTCTGAATTTGTCAACTACATATTCTTTTTGATTAAGATCCAAGAAATTTACAACAGCCAGTGCTGCATCTTCGTGCATCCATAAGTTACTTCTAGCCCAGGCGCTTTGATCTTCACCAAATCTCTGTTCAACAACATAATCTCTAGTAACCATACGCCATTCTCTAACATCGTATGGTTTAAAATCAAAACTACCATTTGGATCATCAAATCCTGAAGGTTCTTGACTACTATAAACTGTATGGTTAAACCATCCTCTAGTACCATAAGATCCTTCTATTTGTCCACTAGCAAATTGTTCAGTTAGTACAATACCAGTTTCACTACCAACACCATCAACAATATAAGTGCCGCCGCAATCGTAAGCATCAGACAAACTATAACTATACCACTTGTGAATTTCAACTTCGTCATCTACACTAGGAGCAGTAACAAAAGTTACAACTGCACCACTGATTGTGTAATCAGTTGTTAGTGTCTGAAGTTGATTGTTTTTGTAAACTTTAACAGTTCCAAAGTCAGCATCAAGTACTTGACTTGCTGTAAATGTTGTGTTACCAATAACTGTTTGTATAATTCTGTCAATTTGTGCAGGCATAAAACGAATACGCATGCCGTTGTGTAATTCTAATGTTTTGTTTGTGTCTAGTGTTGGTGTAGTATAATAAATTTTACCAGGAATAGTATCAATGCTAATTTTATCATTAACTGTAGCAACAATGTCACAAGGAGGAAGAATATCTACTAGCCAAAAATACTTGTGATAGTTAATAAACATGTCGTAGTTAATAGGAAGGTCAAGAGTATAGCCTGACTCGTTTAGTAACTTGTTTAATTGGTTAACATTAACTTCATTGAATTCCATACCATTAATCATATCATCATATGATAATGCTTGTGTAATATTATTGTCATTATCTCTGTTAACAGCACCTGGAACAAACTGATAGTTGTCAGCTACTCTGCTATCATCTACATAAGTGTCAGCTGCACTTCTTTTTAAATATCTACTACCTACATAACTATTAATTGCAGCTAAACTACCTGAACTCATTAATTGTTCAAGTGTAGTTTCCAAGAATTGTTTGTTTACAGAAGTTTGAAATATATGAGGTAACAAACTTGTAATATTTCTTGTGCCTACATGTTCTCGGCTTTCCCCTGGCCTAGTGATCAATGGTGCTTCAATAGGGTTTGTAGTTCTTTCGCTCATTGAATGCTAACTCCGCTGTTTGCTGCTATAGTTGTTGGATTTAATATTAAAGTTGATGTTACTGTAATATTACTACTGTCTAATACTGGAAGAAATAGTTCATCACTATATGCGTAAATTTCAAATAACTCTGTAGTTTCTAAATCGCTTTTAACAGGTTGTATTGTTATTTGACTAATTTGTCCAATCATGTTATTATGAATGTATGCTGCCATTTCAGTAAAGTAGAACTCATCTCCAAAGTCCCAATTATCAATATTAAAATATGATGTAATCAGTGCTATGACCTGTTGCTTGATTTCAGTGTCGCTCATACTACTGTTAGCAGTTTTAACAACATTAAATCTTGCTTGTAATTCACTACTTGCTAAGTCTCCAAACAGTATTTTATATTTTACAGGTCTGTAAATTACCTGATCACTAATACTCTTTTTCGCTTCAAGTGTTTCAAACAATTCTGTTAGTTCACTTACTGTAGGAGCATTTGGTTTTGTTTGTGGTCTACCGTCATATTGTGCCCAAGTTCTGTACAAGTTATCATAACTACGTAACAATACATAAGTGTCGATAATATTAGTTGTTGCAGGATCAATTACTTGATTAATATCTGCAATTCTTTCATATTTGGATCTTAGGTTGCCTCTACCGTTAACAATGGTTAACCCGTTTGCATTATCTTGTACTTCAAACTTATATCCATATTCAGTAACAGTTCCAAGTTTAATAGTATCTTGTGAAATAACTTTTAAGAATGCTTCTGGATCGTTTGGAAATCCGTCATTGTCTGGATCTGCAAGTGTAACACGAACTTTGTGCGGATCTGTATATCCATCTGCATAAGTGAAATATCCAAATGTGTTGAACTTATAGTTTTTACCTAACGGCACTTTAGTAGTTGAATTTTGTGTGTTTATATCTAAAATTGTAATACTATCTTTGTGCGGCTTTAGTGTTTCGCTACTAAATGTTTCAGCAAAGTTTAGATTGTTAAATCTAACCGTTTTATCACTTCCAAATACATAACGTGTTTTTCTAGTTAATATTTCCCAGTTATCACTGTTGTAGTTAACTCTAATAACCCAACTTTGGTCTCGTCCTGTGCTGCTAGTATCACCTTCAAACAGTCTAGTCCACACACTAACATCGTTAGTAGTTGCTGTATTACTTGGAAGATTTGCACTTTCAATCAACATCCACTGTTGGCTTGCTGCGTTATATCTCAATCCAAAACTGTTTCTATTAAGTATCTTTGCTAATACATCAGCTTTTACAGATTCAGATAAGTCATAGTTCCAACTTGGAACAATACGTTTGATTCTAGCCCCGCTTGGTATAACACCGTTGATCACAACTGCACCTTTACCTGTTGGGTCAATGCCGTTTGGTGTGCCTGTTGCATCATCTTTTCCAAGACCATCTTTGTATAGATTTATAACTCTAACCCACTGTGTGTCTGCACTAGCAACTGTTACAGATGCAGTAGCGCCTGATCCGCCGCCACCCGTAATTGTAACACTAGTTGCATCGTTATAATTTTCGCCACTGTCAGTGATAGTAACACTAACAACAACACCTGCGTTAACGTTTGCAATTGCCGTTGCGCCAGTTCCAACTCCGCCAATGGTAACAGTAGGCGTACCAGTATAACCGCTACCACCGTCAGTAACTGCAATTGTTTTAATATATCCTAATTTGTAAGGAGCAGTTATAAATTCTACTAATCCATTTATTTCTGCTTTGTGTAAACTATTAGTTGCTGTTGTACCTAAACGTTGAACAATACTGTTGTAAGTAATGTATCCTGTGCAGCTATTTGAACTTTTATTAACTTGGTTCCAACGGAAGCAACCTGTTGCACTGCCATCTGCTGTCCAATATGTAATTGCTTGTGTAGTATCGCTATAGTGAAGTTTTCCATTCATTTTACCTGCAACATAGTTGTGTCTATTGTAATAAAAGTTTTTAACTTCTGGATTATTAAGTAACGGCTTTATATATCTTTGATATATTTGTTCACTATTTAGATTTGTTGGTAGACTTACTAAGTTACGTGTTGTTTCGTTTTGTTCGTACATATAACCGTCATCTAAGTAATTAGTAGCGTCACTATAAGTTGCAGTAGGATCGTATAAATCACGGAATCTACTATGGCCACTGTGTACACGGTTAATGCTTTTAATTTTACGAATGTTTTCACTAACTGTTAAAGGAAACAAACTGTAGTCATCTGCGGTGACCATACGATCCTGTGTAGCAAAAAAGCGTCCTGCGTTAGCTTTGATACTTTCAATACTTTCTCTTGCACTAGCATTTGTTACATTACTTCTTAACTTTAATGAAAATAATGCATTATATGTGTTTCCATCTGCGCCAGTGTATGTGAAACTATATTGTGTTCCGCTAAAGCTGTCAGGGTTTAATGTATAATTTTGATTTAAACCTGTGCGGTACCATACACGAATAATTCCACGTGGTATATTGCCAAATTGTCCATCGCTGAACACAATACTTGCTTGATCATTTTCTCTACTACTGATTGTATAAATGTCTCTGATGTTGTTTTGAGCTGAGTTAAAAATACTGTTCATTCCGAATAGTCTATCAACTCTAGTCCAAGTTTTAATAACTTGTCCTGCTTCGTCGATTGTCTGCACCCAGATGTTTCCATTGGCAATGTTATTAACATTAACATCGATTACCATGTTAGGCAATCCGTTAGTAATATTGTAATCTTTATAATCAAGTGTGCCTTGTTTAAATCCTAAAAAGAATCCTGTGTTAGGACTACTAAACCCACTGTTATCATTGCGGTAAAGCATATCAATAACGCCGTACGGGTTAGGATTTTTTTCAATTAGTGTGTTTGTAGTCGAATTGTAGGAAACACTATGCAAACTGAAACTTGCACTTCTTCCGTTTACGTTTCCTGTAAATGTTTGACTGTTAGTATTGTTTACACTACTAGTTCTGTATATTTCGTTTTGAATGCCGTTCTTAGTAAATTTAGCATAAGGAGATCCAAACCTACTACTGCTTTGAAAAATAGCATTCATAATTGTAATAAAGTTTTGATAAGTGTCAGGATCAGTGACATCTTCAAATTGCACAGTTTGGTTTGCAAGACTATTGCCATCTACATCATATACGTGCTCAGAAGTACGAACACTTTCAACTTTTAAATAGCCGCTAGCAATAATATTTCTTGTAGGCGTGTAACCTAAAAATTCAGCAATACGCAAGGCGCTTTCTCTGCGTTCTGCTGTACTTAGGTAATTTTCTCTGCTAGCTAAATCCGCTCTAAATGCTAAGTTATGACCCAAAAAGGCCATAAGTTCTACTAAACTTACAAATTCACTTGAACTAATCCAGTCATTGAAATTTTCTGGATAGTTATTGTTAATGTATTCAACCATAGTATTTCTGATAGTTTCATAGTCATATGCTTGAAAATTAGCCTCACTGAAACTTTCGTATACTACGCTAAAATCTTCCGCAGCAAACAAACTGCTTTGTCTTGCGCCTTGTGCCATTATTCTGTCTCGCCTGTAAATGTTAGATACAATTCTTCTGCTGTGCCAGTATCTTTGTATCTTAATCTAACTCTTATTGTCAATGTATGATCGTCTGGTTTTGACAAAAGTGTTTCTTCTTCAATCCATCTAGGATCACTTTTAATAATACGAGTTACATCGTCTAATGCTGCTCGCTCTGTTGTATAATCTAAAGGTTCAAAAACCAGTTCTGGTAAGATGCTACCAAACTGTGGGTTTTGTACACGTTCGCCTTTTCTGGTGTAAAAGTGATTCATAAGATCACGTTTAGCTAAATCCGCATCTGTAAGGATTTTGCTTCCTATTACACTACCAATACTACTATATCCAATATATGTTGCCATACTACTATTTATAGCGAAATTAACTACTCAGTTTATATTTTAATAGTAGTTTTGATAATGTCGTTTATGTTAATGGTTTTTGTTATTGTTAACACTTGTCCACTTAGTGTATAGTCATAATAATGCTGAATAAATTCATTATTGACATATACAGATAGTTTTTCTACAGGCATCATACTAGGTGTTTGAAATAATTCAAATGTATTATTATTGCCATCATAGGTAAATGTTTGTTGGATCAACGTTTCTTTATATTTAGAAGCAATGTCTCTTTTTATTCCTTCTGGTGTAAACGGTAAAAAGTCTAGTGTTTCTGCGTAATATGCAAATCTTGCTGCTCGTAACTGATCAGATGTTAGCTCACCCAATTCATTTTTTGTTCGCATTTCATAAATGCCGTTTGTTCTGAGCCAGCTTCTGTTTTTAGGTTTTCCATAATCTACCAAGCGTAAAATATTTGCAACTCTATTACACTTTTGTTTGTTGATAGTACTTCTGTTAATCATATTTGCAAGTGTAGTAGTATCATCGTCTAGCAGTGCAGGTTTCAAATCATATATGCCTTCACTTGCTTGTACTGTTAGAGTTTTTCCTGTTGTCCAATTTAATAAAACAAAAGCATCATATACATTCTGACTTATTTTTAAAACACCTACTGCTATTAGTGCTTTTAATACTATTCTATTTTGAACATTAAATGTTTGTATCCAGTTATCATATGCTTCTTGTTCAGTTACGCCTCTATCGAACGTACTTTCTCCATACCCCGATTTATTATAAGCATTATATCTATGAAAGTTAAGTGCTACGTCTCTAACATTGTCACTATAACTCACATCACCAATATCTATTTTAGTATCATAAATTGTTTGATCTTTGATACTAAAATCAGTCCATACAGTTTGAAAAAATCTAGGTACTTCTGTTAACATTAGAATGGTCGTCCTGTTCTTGGATTTATGTCACCTGTTGGAGTTAGTGTTTCTCTACCAACTCCTGTTTCTCTAGCTGACTGTGCAATATCTGCGCTATCTGTTTGTCGTCCGCCACCAGCAGGTCCTTGATTTGCTTGTATGTTTCCAGTATCATAATCTTTAGCATTAGGTGCAAATCTACTTGGCGCTTGTGCTGCCAATGAACTTTCAGCTTCTGCGTGACCTCCCCATGGTTCATGTTCTGGTACTCTGCCGTTGATGCTTTCTTTAACTGTTCTATTAACAGACAAATTACTAGAAGTTGGCTTAGATGCTTCAGTTGCTTCAGGACCGTTCAAGTCAATCAATTTAGCAGTTTGCCTACTATTGCCAGCTGCTTTTAAATGCATGTTTAGATCAGTTGTAAGTTTTATATCTTTGTTGCTGTGTACATTAAACTCACCTGTAGCTGTTTCCATTTTAATTCCATCGCTGCCTCTAGCTTTGATGTTTATACTGTCTGCATCTAAATTAAAATCGCCGCCACAGTATAAGTTAAAATCATTAGTTGCGTGTAAGCTAATATTGTTTTCGCTATAAATGTCAATGTTTCCATCATCGCTCATTTGTATCCAGCTAGTGCCTGATTGATTAATAATATAAACAATACCTGCACTATCATTCATTAAAATCTGAGCGCCGCTTCCTGTACGCAATCTTACTAAGTTATTTTTCCCAGCCTCTCTATTAGGATCAGGGTTTAATGCTGCCCCACTACTTACAGTTCCGTCGTCTAAAACAAAACTATGACCACCAGGACTATTAAATCCCATCATATTGCTAGGACTTTCACGGCGTGACCCGCTACTACCAATACCTCTAATAGGGTCTAATCCTAAACCTTGTTGTGCTATTCCATTAGCAAGAGGATGTCTAGTTCGCTGATTTCCTTGCTGTGACTCGAAAACAGAAGTATCTGTTGTTACGCCTAAGACAGTTCCATTTTCTCCTTGCACTTCACTAGCAGGCAATCCAGGAACAGAAGAATTTCTAGTAGCATCAGGTAAAATACCTACCATAAAACCTTCTTGCTCTCTGCCTGTAAAACCAACTAAAACTTCTGTTCCAGGTGCTGGAGGATGACTACTCATACCATATGATAAAGTATGGTCTGCTCCTTGCATGTTT